CCGTGTTCTAAGGGTTGCTGTTTTACCGGGTTGCAGGTGTGTGGCAGGCAGCGTAAATGCGCCTGCCACGCCCTGGACACGCCCCGCACCGAACCACGCGGCAGCGACGCGCAACCATACCGCAACCCAACCGAGGACCAAGCCATCCGCAACGTCATGCGCGCACACAGAAAGGACAAACCATGACCTACAAACGCGGCGCATCTCAGCCCGTAAATATTCCCACCCTGCAAGCCGTAATCAACGACATGCGCAAAGAACGCGCCTCGCTGAAGATGACCATCAAAGCCCTCTCAGACCAGGTCCGGGCACTCAACGCTGTACCGGTGAATACCCGCCGCGCCGAACCCGTCTGCGGCACCTACAGCGGCTATCAGAAGCATATCCGGAACAAAGAAACGGCGTGCTTTCCGTGCAAAGCAGCACGCGCCGAATACACGCGGCAATACCGGAAATTGAAAGCGGCGTAAATGTTAGAGCAAATCGAACATCATTACGGTCAGCGACACGCCCAAAAAATCCCTAGTAATTCAAGTATCCAAATTAAAATTGGTAGTGCAGGCCGAAATAAAAAACGGCCCCGGACGTGCTACCAACACGTAATTCCGGGGCCTGACTGACTATAGATGAAGGAGTCAGCTATGGGAGATTCTACCCCAGATAGCACCCCCCGGAAAGACCGCCGCCTCTACGCCAAATTCGATATTGGCATGGACGAACACACCAAAATCATGTTCCTGTCCGACGCAGCATTCCGGGCGCTCTTTGAGTCCACTCTGTACTCGCGCCGGCAACTAACTGACGGGTTCCTGGACGAGCGAGTAGTCCTCAAGAAGTGGGGCGCGGAAGTAGCCGCCGAGCTGTCATCGAACGACACCAACAAGCCCTCATGGCGGCGCGTTGAAGGCGGCTGGCATATCCACGACTTCGCCGAACACCAGACCACCACCCAAGACATTGAGAAGAAGCGCGAGGCGGGGCGTAGGGGCGGTCTAGCAAAAGCCAAGCAAGAGCCAAGCAAAACGGAAGCACCTGCTAAGCACGTGCTAGACGAATGCTCTAGCAAAAGCCTAGCTAAGACAGAGACAGAGACAGAGACAGAGACAGAGACATCTCTCTTTGCCGTTCCGGACGCCGAGAGCGAAGGGACAAGAGAACGGCCGCTGCCGAAAAGCTGGGCGCCCACAGCCTCACATATCGAGCGGGCCAAAGCTCAAGGCATCGACGTAATCAGCGCGGCAGAAGACTTCCGATTACACGCAGCAACTCACGGAAGAACTGCCGTCTCCTGGAACGCCGCATTTACTACATGGCTAAAACGAGCCAAACCAACCACCCAGACAAAACCCGCGGCTAACAGCCCATGGTCAAAGGACTTCTACAAATGAGCATTTACTACAGGGACGAGGCAATAACCCTTCATCATGGCGACTCTTTGGAAGTCGCTCGCACACTCGGGCCCGGATCGGTTGATTGCATAGTCACAAGCCCGCCTTACTACGGCCTCCGAGACTATGGCAGTGATGGGCAGTATGGAGCGGAACCGACCGTGGATGCCTATGTGCAGACGATGCGAGAACTCTTCTGTGAACTCCGCCGCGTCCTTGCTGACGACGGCACACTATGGCTCAACCTGGGTGACTCATACAACAAACTCAAAAGCCTTCTGGGCGTCCCGTGGCGGGTTGCGTTCGCCCTGCAGGAGGACTGGTGGGTGCTTCGGAATGACATCGTGTGGCACAAGCCGAACGCTATGCCTGAGTCCGTGACCGATCGCCTCACCTGCCGTTATGAGCATTTCTTCATGTTCTCCAAGTCCCGCCGCTATCACTTCGATCTCGACCCGATCCGGGAAGAACTCATCTACCCCGACGCCGCAGATGGCAGTCGCGTTTTCGGCGGAAAGAACAAGGCGTCCGAGTTACAAACCGGGTCTTCCGCAAGGCGCACCGGAAACTCATACGGTGGCAAATACTCCGCCGAAGACAAGGCACGCCCGGCGAATGGATCACGGCATACGGGCGGTCACGCCAAGGGCAAGAATCCCGGCGACATGTGGAGCATAAATACGCAACCCTTTCCTGGCGCGCACTCAGCTGTCATGCCTCAGGAACTAGCCCGGCGCGCCATCGTTGCCGGGTGCAAACCGGGCGGGACGGTACTTGATCCATTTAGCGGCTCGGGCACTACCGGCCTCGTGGCACAGAATAATGGGCGCAAATACGTGGGCATCGACATAAGCGCCGACTACCTAAAGCTCTCACTGGAAACCCGGTTGCAGAATGCAGCCTTGGACTTTGGAGGTGCAGCATGACCAATGAGAACCCTTCCCACGACGCGGAGGAATGTTTCATCTGCCACTTCTACTGGCCCTGTCAAATAGCGGAGAAGGAGGCGGACCAGTGACCGACGATAACCCTTCGCACGATGCAGTAGCTGAGCAGTCCGTCCTTGGTGCGATGCTGATTAGCCGTGACGCGATCAGTGACATTACGGACATTTTGGATGGTGGGGATTTTTACCGGCCCGCGCACGAGACGATCTACCGGACAATCCTGGACCTGAACAGCGCGGGGTCTCCGGTGGATGCGATCACGGTGAACGACGCCTTGACCCAGATGGGCGAAATTCAGCGGACGGGTGGGGCGGCGTACACGCACGAACTAGCCCGCCTCGTACCCTCCGCGTCATCCGGTGCCTACTACGCCGAGATAGTCGCTCACGCAGCCACCAGGCGCCGTCTAACCGCCGCTGGGAGGAAGATCCAGGACCTCGCGAACGCGGGCGGCGATGTTGACGAGATCGTGGAAGCAGCCCGCCGTGAAGTTGACCGCACATCACGGGCTACAGGTTCAGTGGTTCAGTCGTTCGGGGAAACCATCGACACCATGCTCGGCACCCTTGACGAGGAAATCGATCACCATCCGACACCATGGGCGGCGGTGAATGACATCATCGGCGGGCTGCGACCAGGCGCGCTCTACGTTGTCGCGGCTAGGCCCTCGGTGGGTAAGTCGGTGATCGCACTCAACCTCGCACAAGAGCTAACCAAGCACGGGTCTGTTGCGTTCTCATCCCTTGAAATGTCCAACAACGACGTGCAGATCCGGGCAGTATCAGCCGACCTGAATTTGAACGTGTCCAAGCTGATCGAACGGAACCTCAACGCCGGCGACTGGTCCAAGATCCGTGACCGCCGCGCCGCATGGTCCAACGTGCCCCTGTTCGTAGACGACCGATCCGGGGTATCCATCACCGACATCAAACGGTTCGCCCGCTCAGTCAACCGCCGCAAACCCCTCGCCGGGATCGTAGTCGACTACCTGCAACTCATGACCCAGCAACCAGGAGACAAACGCCCACGCCACGAGTTCGTAGCCGACATGTCCCGCCAACTCAAAATCATGGCAATGGACATGGGCATCCCCGTCATCGCCCTATCCCAGCTCAACCGAGGCTCAACCCAGCGAGAAGACAAAATGCCCCAAATCAGTGACCTCCGCGAATCCGGCGCCATCGAACAAGACGCCGACGTAGTCATCCTCCTCCACCGCGAAATCATGGGAGACAACCGCTACGACCTCTCAATGCTGGTTGCCAAGAATCGGCACGGCGCAACAGGACTAGCCGAGTTGCAGTTTTGGGGGCAGTACAGCAAGGCGCTCGACAAAGGAATCAGCCCACAAGCAGCGCAAAGGATCGCCGCATGAAACCCCCACGCGCCCCGCACTATAACGCCCGGTGGAAACTGGACCACGACCCCGAGGCGCGTCCGTTGGGTTGTAACGGCCGCTACGGGGGATCCGGCAGGAAGATGCATTTCCGCCAAGGAACACCCACCTGCGAACGGTGCAAAGCCAGTAACGCCCACTACCAGCGCGAACACCGCCGCGGACAACCCAACCCCCGACCCGTACCCCAACCCTGCGGAACCAACGCCGCCGCACACAGACACAGAGAACGCGGCGAAAAACCCTGCCTCGACTGCTACGCGGCCGAAGCCAAATACCACGCCGATTTGAGAGCCGCCAAGAGGGCGGCTTCTTCAGTTAAGAGGACAAAATGACCGCCGCACGTATCGCGGCACTCGACCTATTCGCCGGCACTGGCTGGGGAGTCGCGTGCAAGCAACTCAAGATCATCAAAGAAAAAGGCGTGGAACTCATGCCCGAAGCCGTAGCAACCCGCGAGGCCAACGGGATGGAGACTATCTACCGCGACGTGTGGGAGGGTCTACTGCTCACAAAGGAACAGCACGAGGCCCGCTACGGCCGGTACGGGCTCAAAATCGCATCACCACCCTGCCAAACGTTCAGCATCGCCGGAAACGGAGCAGGGCGAGCCGCACTTGATGAAGTCTTGGAAGCCATTGAAGTCCACGCATACAAAGACGCAGGCGCGCTAATCCGGTTCGGAGACCAGCACGACATGAGGACGGCGCTGGTCCTAACCCCACTGGCCTACGTCTGGCGGGACCGGCCCAAGCTCGTTGTCTGGGAGCAAGTTCCTACCGTCCTCCCTGTGTGGCAGGCGTGCGCCGAGGTAATGCGCGAATGGGGCTATGACGTGAAAGTCGAAGTCCTCAACTCCGAACAATACGGAGTGCCGCAGACAAGGAAACGAGCAATCCTCGTGGCGCGGCTTGGCGGACCAGTACACCTGCCAATACCCACACACTCCAAGTACCACCAACGAACCCCGGAAAAGCTAGACGCCGGGGTCCTTCCATGGGTGCCCATGGGTGCAGCTCTAGGCTTTGCGGGCTTTACAGCAGAGAAGGCAATGGGCCGCGGCATGGTAGAGCGCTACGGCACCAGGCCAGGGCGACCCGCTGAAGCCCCCGCATTCGCCATAAGGGCATCCGCGGGAGGCATGGAGCCCGGTGGCTTCGTCTTGCGCTCCAACTACGGGACCGGCGGTGACGCATCAAAACGTGGTGAGCGGACCATCCACCAGCCCGCAGCGACACTCACCAGCAAAGCCGACCGCATGAAGTGGGACGGGGTGCGCCGGCTAACCGCAGAAGAAGCGGCAACCCTCCAGTCCTACCCGCAAGGCTTCACCTTCACCGGCAAGAAGTTCCTGCAAATCGGCAACGCAGTACCCCCGCTCATGGCAGAGGCAATCCTCGCAGCACTCATTGGAACCAAGGAAGGACGGTAATGAGGCGCCATATCACCCTGGACATTCCCGCCCCGTGTGACTTCATTAACTCGAACCAGCGGCTTCACCGGATGGCCCAAGCGAAACTCACGAAAACTTGGCGTCAAGCATCCGCTACCGCAGCGCACGGCCTCGAACCGTTCACCACCCAAGTCCACATCACAGCGCACATCTTCAAACCCCGCGGCGGCAGGTGGGACCCGAACAACCTATGGCCCACAGTCAAAGCCGCAGTAGACGGTTTGGTTGACGCCGGACTACTCGCTGACGACGACCACAAACATTTGATCGGGCCCGACATGCGCGCCGGCGGGAAAGGCAACCCCGAAATCGTCCTCGAAATCATAGAGACAGGAACGCCATGAAGATTTCCAAAGTATCCGCAGCTATCCGCATACCCGACGAAATGCGGTTCCTGTGCATGCCGGACCCGCGCTATCGACGGCTAGTAGACCGGATCATCATCACGCAGCCGACCGAACGGGAATGGGAAGACTACCGCAAAGCAAAAGCCGCCCACGACTACCTACTCATGTCGCCCTACTTTGATGACGGCGGACCAGACGAGCGCTCATCCGTGTCACCGCCGGAACCGAAGCGTGAATACATCTACGCCGAAACGCACGAGGAATGGCTGAACCGCTGCCGAGAACTCGACAAGGAGGGGCAGGAATGACCCTGACAGATCACGTCCACCAACTCGTCCGCGATCACTTGAAGCTCGACAGGGACGGCAAACCCCACGCCGTACCCGCCTTATTGGCTGAACTGAGGGCGGCGGTAACACCAGGGCATGCAGGGTCCGCCGGCGGTAGTGTCGGTGGCCCGCCAATCCCCATCAACCCCAACGCCCTCGACCTGTTAGCCGAGATCGAAGCAGAAGCCCGCCGCTGCTACTACGAGATCACCGAACGCGGCTGGCAGACCACACTAGAAGACCTGCTAAGGGCCTTTGCCGAGAAGAACCTCAGCCCAGAATGGGACGCCTACCTAACCCATGTAAGCCTCGGATGGATCGACCAAATAACCGCGCTGCTCTGGCCTGAAAAACCACGCCGCAAGTTGGTAGGGAAAACCTGCCCATCATGCGGGCAATCCGTCCACGGCGAAGAACGCAAAACCACACTCACCCTCGGATGCTGGGACGACCAAGGCAACATGCGCCCAATCGGAACATGGGACATCGAATGCGGCGCCTGTGATGCCGGATGGTCCGGCGAACAAGTCGCCTACCTCCTACGCGCACTCGACACGCCCGGCTCTAGAGTGGCGGAAGGGGCAGAAGTCATGTAGTGTGAATCTTGCCTAGCCAGAAGTGGCTAATCTTTCAGGTCGATCTACGGATCGGCCTTCTTCGTTTTAAAGACTGGAGCCGTTGCTGACCCCCCATAAGGCGGCGGCTCCAACCCTTCCCCCACTGAAAGCCTGTAGGCGAGGCGGGTGGCAAGGGGTATCGGTAACCAAGCCGACCTAGTCAGGTGCAAGGCCCTGACGCCCCACTGGATCGAACACCCAGCCGAACAACAATAGGAAACGCGGCCCTCGGTCAGTAGATCCCACACTTCAGGAGGTGCGGTGAGACTCATCCTCCACCGCATCTTCGGCCGGCACCGAGTCGCCTACTACACCGACAACGCACGCTACACACGCGGCGTCTGCTGGTGCGGCATCGAAGGTGACGTGGATATGCAAGGGCGGTTCTACTAAGGAGTCGGGCATGAGGCTATACCAAGCAATATGCAGCGTCATCGAAGCATGGGCCGAACACATCCGCACCGACACGTTAGAGAACGAGTTCGAGAACGCCGACTGGGCCAGCGCATCACCCTCACTAGAGGACGACTAATGGACGGCATGAAGTGTGACCGGCATTCGTCAGCCTGGGCCAAAGCGAGGGTACTCTTCCCCAACCTCTGCACGCTCTACCTCTGCGGGCACTGCCTCGACGCCTTTGCCAAGAGCTACGACGGGCAGTACCACGTCACGTACGAGACGGTCACACTCAATGCCTAAGGGTTGGAGGCTCGATGCCTTACGCAGGCAAGAAGCCATGCAGTGCTCCAGGCTGTAGCGAACTGGTCAGGTCAGGCCGTTGCGAGTACCACGCCGCGCAGGCTGACAAGATGCGCGGCACAGCAAGGCAACGCGGATACAAGAGCCACGGACACCGAGAGTTCAGAGCCAAGGTACTAAGACGCGATCCGGTATGCGTTGTCTGCCGTCAAGCGATGGCAACCGAAGCTGACCACTACCCCACCAGCCGCATAGACCTAGCCGAGCAAGGGCTGAACCCTGACGACCCGCGCTATGGTCGCGGCCTCTGCCTCCGATGCCACTCACGCGAGACAGCAAAGCATCAACCAGGCGGATGGAACCGACCCCAATAAGCACCCGGGGGATTAACCCCAAGCAGCCCAAATCGACAC